CAGGAAAGATGTATCTCAATTATTACCTGAAGAAACTAGAGGTAAGCTACCTGAAGTTCCAAAAACAGGTGATTTGGAATTAGGATTATTACATCAATCCAAGTTTTTCTTTGCCTAAACCTATATAACAGAGGAGAGTTAAATGAAAGAGTATGTAATAATGACTTTACTACTTCTACCTTTTGAGGAAACTTTTAAGGTAGATAGTAAATTGTGGCTTCTTGATGTTAAAGCACCTCATTGTGAGGTTGAATTACCAACTACTTACCATGAGCCACCTGTAAATAAACATGAGATAACAATAAGCGGTAAGAAAATGCAATATGTGGGTCGTCTGTGTCCCAGTAAAGTTGCACTATTAGACTAATCAACATGGTTGGAGAAAACACAGAGATAAACACAAGGAGAAACATGAGTAAACAAACATACGAAAAACTGGTTACACCTGTAGGTGTATCACAGTTTGCTTGGTTAAATAAACCAGATACTAAATTTGATGAGAATGGGCATTACAAAGTTAATCTAGTAATTGCTTCAGCAGAAGCAAAGCCACTCATTGATAAAATAAATGGTGAAGTAACCAAAGCTGTTGCTATGGCTAAAGAGAAATCTAAAGGCAAGAACATAAAAACAGCTAACAAACCTTTTGAAGAAGAATATGTAGATGGTAAACCTACTGGAAACATAATTTTCAAATTCAAAGCTAAAGCAAAGATAATAATGAAGAATGGGGACGTTATAGATAATAAAGTTCCAATCTTTGATAGCAAAGGTACACCAATGACCAATCAAGTTTGGTCAGGCAGTCAAATGAAAGCGTCTGCGGACATGATACCATACTACACAGCTATGGCAGGTGCAGGTGTTTCATTAAGACTTAAAGCAGTGCAAATAACTAAATTAGTTGAAGGTTCAGGTGCAAATTCATCAGCACATGGATTTTCTGAAGTTAAAGATGGTTATGTAGCACCTGCGGAAGATAAAACTTACGAAAATGAAGTTCAAGCAACGTCAACTGACTTCTAATCAAGTAGGACTTAAATATGGTTTTAGGTCTGGGCTAGAAATAGCAATCTCACAAGAGTTAGATGCTAATAGCGTAAAGTATAAGTATGAACAGGTTAAGTTAAAGTATACTAAACCTCAAAAGATACATACCTATACCCCAGACTTTTACCTAGAAGAACAAAACATTTATTTAGAAACCAAAGGGTTATTTACTTCTGCTGATAGGCAGAAGATGAGACTTGTTAAAGAACAACACCCAGAGAAAGACATTAGATTAATATTTTCTAATTCAAGAAGTAGAATTTCAAAAAAGTCATCAACTACTTATGCAATGTGGTGTGACAAATATGGTTTTAAATATGCTGACAAACATATTCCTTTGGAGTGGTTAAATGAATAACAATTATAGAAAAAGAACAGATTTCATAGTTATCCACTCCACAAAATCTAAACCTAGTGAAAATCTAGGTGTAAAAGAGATTACTAAAAAACAACGTAAAGAAGGTTTCTTTCATTGTGCTTATCATTTTATAATTAAAAGAGATGGTACAATAGAAGAAGGAAGAGACATAAAAATGTCTGGTGCAATACTTCCTATAAATCAACCTCTTATTACTAACCAAAATTCCATTGCGATAGCACTTGTTGGTGGTTTATCGCAAGATGGAGCAAATCTTGACACTAACTTCACGTTCAAACAGTTCGTCTCACTGCGAGACCTTATAAAAAAGTTGAAACAGGAGTACAGTGTTGAGGTGGTGGGTTGCAGAGATGCAATTAACTCCAAATCCTGTATGTCTTTTGACGTACAAGCGATTGTTGATTGAGACGCATCTAGTTAGAAATAGCTAGGTGCGTTTCTTATTTATGGGGTAGTAGAGGGAGACTGAAGCTACCTCAACCCTAAATATTTTACTCAAAAAATTTATGCACAAAACAGAAGAAGACTTTTTATATCACAGCCCATGTGAAAACTGCGGCTCTTCAGATGCAAATGCTGTTTATACTAATCATTCGTGGTGCTTTTCATGCAACACACATACCAAAGGACAATCAACAAATATGGAACTAGAAACTATCACCAAAAAAGAAAGCGATTTTATTAAAGGAGATGTTCTCCCTCTTAATAAGAGAAAAATTAATTTAGATACTGCACAAAAATATAACTACCAAATTGGTGCATGGTTTGGAAGACCATGTCATATTGCTAATTATTATAATGACAGCAAAGAATTAGTAGCACAAAAATTAAGATACCCTTCAAAAGATTTTCAATGGATTGGAGAAGCAAAACAATCAGGATTATTTGGACAAGAAGTTTGCAAAGGCAAAGGTAAGTATATTACTGTTTGCGAAGGCGAACTAGATGCTTTAACCATGTCGCAGATTAACGACAACAGATGGGACGTAGTCTCAATTAAATCTGGTGCGGCAGGTGCAAAAAAAGATATTCAAAAATCATTAGATTTCTTGGAAGGTTATGAGAACGTAATCTTCATGTATGACCAAGACATACAAGGGCAACAAGCGGCAATAGAATGTGCAAAACTTCTAACTCCGAATAAAGCCAAGATTGCGTCTCTCCCTTTGAAAGACCCTAACGAAATGTTACTTGCAGGTAGAGTAGAAGAATTAAAACAAGCTATGTGGAATGCAAAACCATATAGACCAGATGGAATTGTACTTGGTACAGAAATCTTTGACGACATAATGAAAGAAGATACTTACATCACTGCACAATATCCATTTAAAACTATTAATATTAAAACACATGGATTAAGAAAAGGTGAACTAACAACTATCACCGCAGGTACAGGTGTTGGTAAATCATCTTTTTGTCGTCATGTAGCATTGGATTTATTAAAACAAGGTTTTGGTGTTGGTTACATAGCACTAGAAGAAAGTATTAAACGTAGTGCATTAGGTATTATGGGTGTCCACCTAAAGAAACCTTTGCATTTAACTAGAGAAGGAATAAGTGAACAACAACTTCAGGAGACTTTTAAATCAACTATTGGTAATGGGAATTTTTATTTATATAACCACTTTGGCAGTACAATCGCTGACAACTTATTAAGTAAGATTAGATATTTAGCAAAATCATGTGAAGTAGACTTTGTAGTATTAGACCATCTACACATGGCATTATCTGCATTGGGTGATGAACATACGAGTGATGAAAGAAAACTTATTGATTATTTTGTAAGTAAATTAAGAACATTAGTAGAAGAAACAGGCATTGGTTTAATATTAGTTTCACATCTTCGTAGGTCAGAAGGAGATAAAGGTTTTGAAGATGGAAAAGATGTTACTATGAATAGTTTGAGAGGCTCGGCTTCCATTGGACAATTATCAGATTTAATTCTTTCCCTTTCAAGGGACATTAAATCAGAAAAGAAATTAGCAAAAGTTACAATTCTTAAAAATAGATTTTCAGGTGAGACAGGCAACGCAGGTACATTGCTATATGATTTAGCAACTGGTTGTCTTTCAGAAACTACACCTGATATTTTAGATGACTATTAAAAAAACTCCTCTTCAAAGTAGAAGAGACGCAATAAATTGGACTGCTTATGTACTTCAAGCAGTAGATAAAGCAAGAAAAACAAAAAATATTGTCTTTTTAGATGTAGGCAGAACTCAAACTGCTTTCATTTTACAAGACGCATTAACAACAATGGCATTACAAGGAGATGAAGCGGCTTGGAACGTAGAAGTACGAGTACACACATTACATTAATTATGAAAAATAAAATAAGTGAACCAATTATTGTTGGTAACAAAAAATATTACAAATACAAAATTATTTGGGAAGATATTGTTGGTGATAGCACATTAGCTACACAAAATGATTTTATAAAAATGTCTTGTGCTGATGTTCAAACAGAGTGTTGGATATTTGAGAAGACTTCCAACTATGTTTATTCATTTGCAAGTTATTGTATTGAAAATGATAGTATAGAATTTGGTGATAGAAATATTTACCCAAGAAGTGTTATTAAGAAAATGGTTAGAATATAATGCGATATATATTTGACATTGAAACAGATGGATTTTTACACACATGTACCAAAGTACATTGCATTGTACTTAAAGATATAGACAGTGGTGAAATACTTACATTAGATAATGAGAGTGCTATTAAAAAATTACAAGATGCTGAATTAATTGTAGGACATAATATTATTAAGTTTGACATTCCAGTATTAGAGAAATTATATAACTTTAATTTTAGACAAAAAATTTTTGACACTTTAGTAGGAACAAGATTACTCTATGCAGACATTAAAGATAAAGACTTTTCAATTAAGGATTTTCCTAAAGATTGTATAGGTAAACACTCATTAAAAGCATGGGGGAATAGAATAGGTGAGTACAAAGAACAGTTAGAAACTGACTGGCAAACATTCACACCTGAAATGCTAGAGTATTGTAAGCAAGACACAGAGGTAACTTATAAATTATATAAAGTAATAGAAGAAAAAGGTTACTCACAAGAAGCTATGGATTTAGAACATGAAGTAGCACAATTAATATTTAAACAAGAACAGTATGGATTTAGTTTTAATAGAGTTAAAGCTGAAGAATTATATATTAAATTAAAAGCTAGAAGTGTAGAGCTAGAAGAAGATTTACAAAAAATATTTAAACCTATTGTAAAAGAAAGATGGTCTACAAAGACAGGTAAAAGATTAAAAGATTTAGTTATAGTATTTAATCCTAGTTCACGTCATCACATAGCAGAAAGATTAAAAGAAAAGTATGGGTGGGACGCACAAGAATTTACTTCAGATGGTAAAGCAAAGTTAGATGATAAAATATTATCTCAATTAAAATATACTGAAGCTAAAATATTAGCTGAACATTTTTTATTAAATAAAAGAATTGCACAAATAGCTACTGGTTCACAGGCTTGGTTAAAGCATGAACGCAATGGTAAGATACATGGTACATGTAATACTAACTCTTGTGTAACACAAAGAGCTAGTCATTCTTTCCCAAATTTAGGACAGGTTGTTAGTGCGTCTGCACCTTATGGTAAAGAGTGTAGAGAATTATTTACAGTACCAGAAGGTAAGCGATTAGTTGGTATTGATGTAAGTTCATTAGAAGTAATGATGCTCTGTCATTTTATGTCAAAGTTTGACAATGGTGAGTACACTAAAGTTGCACTTGAAGGTGATATACATACAGAGACACAGAAATTAGCAGGGTTAGATAGTAGAGACCTTGCAAAAAGATTTTACTATTGTTTTTTATATGGTGGAAGTGTGAAAAAGATTTCAGAAGTAATAGGTAAACCTTTTAAAGAAGCAGGAAAGATTAAGAAAAGATTTTTAAATAACTTACCTGCATTACATAAACTGATTGAGGCGGTTAAGATTGCGTCTGAACGTGGTTTTATTAAAGGTTTAGATAAAAGAGAAATTAAAGTTAGGAATAGCTACGCTTCTCTCAACACACTTTTACAATCTAGCGGAGCAATTTTATGCAAGAGATGGTTAGTAGAATTTAATAAAGAAATAAAAAAATTTAACAATGCACAACAAGTTGTATGGGTACATGATGAAATACAAGTTGAGTGTGATACAAAAGACGCTGATGCTATTGGCAAGATAGCAGTAGATTGTATTAAACGAGCAGGTGAACACTACAAATTAAGAGTTCCTCTAACAGGTGAATACAAAGTCTCAACCGATTGGAGTGGAACACATTAATGTATAATAAAAAATTTGACCTAGACCTAAAGTATGGTCAGGAAAGAGAAAAGCGTTTAGCTTCTATACTTGATAAAGATAAATCTAAAATAGAAGTTAAGACAGAAAGAGACTGGTGGTTTAAGACTGGAAACATTGCTATTGAAATGGAATGTAATGGTAAACCTTCAGGTGTTATGGCTACAAAGTCTGACTACTGGGTACACATACTAGCAGAAGGAGATAAAGATTATTGTAGATTAATCTTTGACACAAAGACAATCAAAAGATTGGCAAAGAAATATATCAACACATTAAAGAATGGTGGTGATGGCTTCAGAAGTAAGTTTGTTCTTATACCTTTAGCTGAAATATTTTTGCCAAAAAATTTAACCAAATCTATGCAACAAAGGATAGTAAAATAAATGTATAAGAAAAAGAAAGTTCT